TGTATGTCTTTGCATATTGCTTGCGGCGTGTAGTCACGAGGTTCGTATAGGCCAAACAACAGAGGTAGACAAGGCCCAAGACTACAGGATGCCGCGCAACTTTCAGGTTAGGTTTGAAACAGTGGAGGATATTAGCGCGGTATGTCCTACGCCATTCTTGAGTTGCATACGCCCGACAGGGCCGTACATAGACGACAAGGGTCTAGTAGTGATGCAATATTACTCCTATATCCAATACAACAAGAAAGCTGCACTGCATGAGTGCGCCCACCCGATTTATGGCCCAAAACACAAGGATGGACAGTGAACGAGTTTACACAGGAGCAGTTGAACGCCTTACAGACCGAGCAAGCAACGATAAAGGCGACGGTAGAGCAGAACAAAGAGCGCGGGTTGCACAACGATAAGACGCTGAAGGCGTTACACGGCAGATTTGACGGGTTTGAAAAGACGCTAATTGACTACGAGCACAGGTTATCGCAAGCACCAACGCAGAAGTTCATTAAAGAAGAATTCGACAACGCGATAAACAGAGGTGTAGCGAGCCTACTTTGGAAGGCGGCGACAGGCGCACTGGTGGTAGTAGCTGGTGGCGTAATAACATACATAACAGAATGGTGGAAGGGCTAATACCCGACAGGGTATAAAACACGGGATTTAAGCGAATTTATACCCAATAAGGTATACACACAGGAGACACAATGAGTAACTTTTTTAAATCACTAGACGCGGCATCAACCAACACCACGGGGTTAGTCTTTGATGTCCCTGTCGGTGGGCTATACACATTGGGCGCTTATGGCACATGGGATGGCGCTACGGTGACGTTTTACATATCTGTCAACGATGACAATGGGCAGGCCACAAACGGCTTTACCTCTGCCGATGGCACGTTTACAGCAGATGGCGGTGTCAACGTAGAACTTACCCAGGGCACGAAGATATGGGCGGCGACTACAAGTGTAGGCACTAGTTCGCTAACGGCCTCAGTAGCCCTCAAGCACGTATGAGACGAATCTGGGTAGATCCCAACCGTAAGGACTCTGAGCCTGTCAGGTTGTCGCAGAACATCGACACGGCAATGCCGTACAAGGTGGACTTTGCGGCCAGTGCTACAGATCGAGGCACGACGGTCTCAAGTGTCGCTTGGGAGTCCAAGGGCGGTAGGGAGCTTACGTTTACCAATGAGTCCCTAACGTCAGGTGTCGCTCAGGCAGACATTACAAGCATTTACTCCGGTTACGGACTAGCCAAGGTTACGGCGACATTCGCAGACGGAAACACCGAGGTTCAGTATATCCGAGTGGATATTACTGACCCAGAATATTACTAAAGGATAGAGATATGTCTACATTGCTCCACACAGTCGCCATTGATGACGCGCCATACGAGATATACGAATCGCTGCAAGTGGGTGAAACGATAACATCTGATGACGAAACGTACACGGTTCCCGACAAAAAGGCTTTGTTTGCGTTAAAGAGCGGCAAAGCGCCTGTCAAGCCTAAAGCACCAGCTAAAGCACCTGTCAAGGCTAAAAGCGAATGAGACCGATCAGCGATTACCTAACGCTTAAGCCGATCAAGGCCGAGGAGAGCGGTGGTATCTATATGCCCGACGATAGCAAGTTACGCCAGGGTGAAGTGGTTCGTGTCTCAGCCACAGCCGAGGACGTAAATGCTGGTGATGTCGTCGTGTATAACCCGATGCACACAGAAAAGGTCGGAGATGGTCTGCTTGTTATGCGTGAATCACAAGTAATGGCCTTAGTAGCCTAATGGCAACCACACGCGCCCAAGAGAATCGACGCATAAGGCAGGAAGCCTTGAGAGAGCAGTTGGTGGCGCATGGTCACATGAACCATGTGGAAAACATGCTTAACGACCTGATGGACGAGAAGAAAGAGCTTACCCCTGAGATGGTAGACAGGTACAAAACAGCCATTACAGGCAAGTTAAAGCTAGTAGGTAAGTATCTCCCAGATGACAAGACTTTAGAGATAACCGGCGATCCAACCGCGCCATTAGTCACCTCTATTAGCCTTGAGGTAGTGAATGCAGATACGTCCGAAGATAGCTGAAGCATATACGGAGCTATACAAGCCGCACCGTAATAAGATTTTCTGGGGTGGTAGGGACGCAGCCAAATCATGGGCCATAGCAGATGCAATCCTGCTGCTAGGCATACAAAGGCCACTACGGTTCTTGTGTGCTAGAGAGATTCAAAGGTCTATTAAGGAGTCTGTCCACTCGCTCCTCAAGCAGCGAATCAAGACGCTAGGATTGTCCGGCCATTACGAAGTTCTGAACACAGAGATTAGAGGGCTAAATGGTACGGAAATCATCTATGCGGGTTTGTGGCAGAACATTGAGAATATTAAGTCCATTGACTCCATCGACATCGTTTGGGTGGAGGAAGCGGCTACCGTATCAGATGAATCGTGGCGAACCCTCATACCTTCCATCAGGAAGCCAGGGAGCGAGATATGGGCCAGTTTCAACCCTAAACTTAAGACTGACCCTGTATACCAGAGATTCGTCTTAAATCGCCCTCCTAACGCTTACGTGAAGAAGGTGTCATACAGGGACAATCCTTGGATTTCGCAGGAAAGTAAAGACGAGATGCTACACCTTAGAGAGACAGACATAGACGAATACAACCACGTCTATGAGGGTGAATTGAAACAGTTTGCAGATGGGGCTATATATGCCAAGCAACTCAAGAAAGCGCGAGACGATGGGCGTATTACTCAAGTTCCCATCACGCCAGGAGTCCCCGTTAATACGTTCTGGGACTTGGGACGCCACGATCCTACCGCCATCTGGTTCCATCAGCGTGTCGGACTGCAAGACAGATTCATCGATTACCACGAGGCCCGACTTGTTGATCTGGACTACTACATTAGAGTCCTCAAAGACAAAGGATACCTCTACGGTACACATTACCTCCCCCATGATGGGGAAACAGTCGTCTTAGGGTCTGGTGACAGGTCAAGACAGCAGATATTAGAGGATGGCGGCGTACAACCTATCGAGATAGTACCCCGAATCTCTAACATCATGGAAGGCATAGAGATGACACGGCAGTCATTTTCAAGCTGCTGGTTCGACGAGACTAAGTGTGAAAGGGGCTTAGACGCCCTTTCAAATTACCAGTTTGTATGGGATGACACAGGCGAGACATTCAGAGAACGGCCAGCCCACACATGGGCATCGAACGGCTCAGACGCCTTTAGACAGTTTGCACAAGGCTACGAGTCGGATACACAACCCGTTAAATTAGAGTTTGCGAACGAATGGTGAAACTAAGTAAGAAGAAGCAAGAAAAGGTCGTCGAGGAGGCTTTAGAGCGTTTTGACGAGGCTCAATCGGCTGATAACGTCAACCGTGAGAAGTCTATAGAGGATTTACGCTTTGTAGACGAGGAGGACGGGCAGTGGACTGAACAATCCAAAGCAGCTAGACGTGGCCGTCCAATGATGACCTTTGACAAGACTTCGGGGGCTATCGACCAAGTAGTAGGGGATCATCTGCAAAACCGTCCTGCTATCAAGGTTAGAGCGGCAGAGGATGACGATCAAGACATAGCCGACATATACACAGGGCTTATCCGCCAAATTGAGTCAAAAGCTAGACGCGCATATTCAACTGGCTTCAAGTTCGCCGCTAAATGCGGTTATGGTGTATGGAGGATCCTGCACGACTACGCAGACGCCGAGAGTTTTGACCAAGATTTGATGATTGAGCCGGTATACAACCCTTTTACCGTGTTATTTGATCCCAGGGCGCAGAAAATCACGAAAGAGGACGGTAATTTTGCGTTTGTCTTTGAAGATATGTCAAAGGGTGAGTTTGAGAAGCAATACCCGAAGGCTGATGCAGGTAGTGCAGACGATTTCCGCCCAGAAGGGGCTAGAAACTCATGGTTTACCGAGAAAGACATACGAGTCGCTGAATATTACCGGAAAGTAGAGGAAGAAAAGACCATATACCTGCTGGCTGATGGTTCTGTAGTAGATGAGCAACCCGCAATACCTGAAATGGGCATGGAAGAAGATCCAAGCCAGCGGGTAGTTAACGAGAGAACGACAACGGGTTATCGCGTCGAATGGTTCAAGATTACCGGCAAGGAAATACTGGAGCAGAAGGATTGCATTGGTAAGTTTATCCCGTTAGTGCCTATATTCGGTAAAAATACCAACATAGACGGCAGATTCCTCTATCGAGGCATGGTTCGCAAGGCCAAGGACGCACAAAGGCTTTACAACTACGAACGCAACGCCTACATCGAGGCCGTAGCGTTACAGCCCAAAGCTCCGTTCATGGCGACTGCTAAACAGATCAAAGGCTATGAAAACCAGTGGAAAAACATCAACACATCCAATAGTCCTATCTTGCTCTACAACCACGACAAGGACGCAGGAAGGCCATCACGGGAACCCTCCCCTATGGCATCCCAGGGGTTGATAGCAGGCTTACAGATGTCCTCAGACGACATCAAGGCCGCTACAGGCATATTTGACGCTTCCCTTGGCGCTAGAGGCAATGAAACGTCAGGAGTAGCGCTTAGAGAACGTCAGCAGCAGGGTGATACTGCGACTTATGAATATACAGATGAACTGATAGAGGCTATTTCCTATACAGGCCGAATATGTATCGACCAGATACCTTATGTCTACGACGCTCCCAGAACCATATCTATTCTGGGTGAAGACGAACAAGAGGAGGTGATAAAAATCTTTGAGCCGGTGCAGAACCTTGAAACCGGTGAGTGGGAGACTAAAAACGACCTCACGCTGGGCAAATATGACGTGAAAGTCACTACAGGCCCATCATATTCCACCCGCAGGACTGAAACAGCGGATCAATTAGCACAAATCACCGCGCAGAACCCAGAGATTGGCGCATTAGTCGCTGACCTGTACATCAAGTCGCTTGATTTGGTAGGTGGTGATGAGGCAGTTGACAGAATCCGTAAGGTTGGCATACAAAAAGGTTATGTAGAGCCTACCGATGACGAGAAAGAAGAAGCCCAAGCCAACCAGAAGCCGCCTAATCCTATGAAGCAGAAGGCCGCACAGTTGGAAATGGCTAAACGAGAGGCCGAAGTCAAGGAGACTCAATCTAAAGCTATGCTAAACGAAGCATCAGCCAGAGAGAAACTAAACTCACCGCAATACACATTTGACCCAGTATCGGGCGCTATACATGCCGGTAGTTAAGTTTAACAACGCTGACATCCGTTTCCCTGACAATATGTCTGGAGATGAGATTTCAGACGTTCTAGGCGCTATGAGTGAGGCTGCTAAGGCGGTTGGAGAGGTTGTAGGTATGTTGGGTAGTGGTGCTGTAGCGGAGCCTGTAGCGGGTCTTACGGGCCTAATGACGGGAGATACTAACGCTATCAGGGGTATGCAGGAAAGAATGACATACACGCCCAGAACCCAAGCGGGTCAAGATACATGGCAGACGTTACCGGATTGCAGCACGTTTCGGGCTATTGGAGGGATAAGGTTGTACCTGCATTACAAGAACAAGCAGGGCCGATAGCTGGTTCAGCATTAGCCGCCCTTGGCTTGGGCGCTTTGGCCGCTGTAACTGAGATGACTCCAGGCGGCAGGGTTGGGAGTGCTGGCAGACGAATGGCCCCTAATCAGGAGGGTGCTATCAAAGCGTTCCACGGCTCACCCCACGACTTCGACAAATTCTCAACGTCCCAAATAGGCACAGGAGAAGGCGCACAGGCTTACGGTCATGGGCTTTACTTCGCTGAGTCTGAGGATGTGGCTAGGGGGTATAGGGATGATTTGACCGCGCCGCGCGTCCAGCGCGCGCAAAGCGCCATAGACAAGTATAACGGTGATGTTGACGCAGCCATTGACGCGAGCAAGAAAGAGATTGACAGGCTGCAAACCCTAGATTTAACGCCTGACACTGGCGCGGCAAAGCGGGACAGTCTTATATCAGCACAAGAAGAAAAGCTCTCAGAGCTTGCGGCTTTCAAGAATGACGGTCAAATGAACAAAGGCTCCATGTACCAAGTAGAAATAGACGCCGACCCAGAGGATTTTCTTGATTGGGATAAGTTGTTAGATGAACAGCCTGACATTATGAAAAAGGTTGGTGACACAGATTGGGGAGAGTACGCAGCGGAAGGCGTAGATGATATGGCGGCGATGCATGGGCAAAATCCTGGCGGCGACACCTTACACAAGTGGCTTGCAGAGGATGGCGCAGACTTCGCGGCGGAACAACTCAACAATTCTGGCATCAAAGGCATTAAATACAAAGATGGATTCTCAAGAGGCACAGACGCAGGAACATCTAACTTCGTCGTATTTAACGAGGATCTAATCACCATATCAAAGAAGTACGGCATAGCCATACCGGCGGCGGCTGCGCTTCTATCAGAACAAATTTTTAAATGGGGAACATTCGTGGAGACGAAACTCAATGACTGATGAAGCAGAAAACGCGGAAGCGGTGGAAACCGCAGAGACAGCCGATATAGAGTCTACAGAGACGCCAGAAGTGGCGGAAGCAACGCAAGAGGTCGAAGTGTCATCGGAAGATGCAGAACCGACTAAAAGCGAAGCTGAATCCGGTGATGAACCTACCGAAAAAGAAAGGAAGAAAAACTCCTTTCAAGAAAGGATCAACCAAAAAACACGACAGGCTAAGGAAGCCGAACAACGAGCAAGACAAGCCGAGGAAGCGACGGAGGACTATAAGCGCCAACTGGAGGAAATCCAGGCTAATGCGCCTAAAATGCCCACCCTTGAGGAATTTGACTACGATCAGACGCAGTACACTCAAGCAATGGCCGAATACAACGCAGCAGCGAACCGTTCAGCGGTTCAAGATGCGTTAACCGACCAGCAACGCTTTCAAGCAGATCAGGCCAAAAAGGAGGCCCAGCAAGCAATGGTTCAAGCCTTTACGGAGCGAACCGGCGCATTTAGGGATGAACACGCTGATTTTGATACCGTAGTACAAGACCCGAATTTTAAGCAAGGCGCAGCGATGACCCAGGCTATTCTAATAGCCGATAATGGGCCAGCAATCGCATACCACCTAGCGAAGAACCCAGGTTTAACTAACGATATTAATCAGATGAACCCTGTAGCTGCTGCAATGGAGCTAGGCAGAATCTCTGGTCGTTTGGCAACTGAAGCACCTGTCAAAACCACAAAGACCCCGACGCCGGTAACGCCTATAAGCACTGCATCGAAAGGCTCTGAAAAGAGTCCTGACGAAATGAGCGCAGACGAATACCGGAAGTTTAGGGGATATTCTAAATAACAGGAATGAATTATGAGTAATACAGTAATTACTGACTCAGTAATCACTAAAGAATCGCTCGCCATCCTGCATCAGAAGTCAACGTTTCTCGGTACGATTAACCGTCAATACGACGACTCCTATGCAAAAAGCGGTGCGAAGATCGGTAGTGATCTGAAAATCCGTCTGCCTAACGAATTTACCGTTCGTACAGGCGCGGCTATCGACGTTCAGGACGTTTCTGAAAAGTCTGTCACCATGACCCTAGCTACACAGAAGGGTGTCGATTTTGAGTTTAACTCAAATGAATTGACGATGGATATTGACCGATTCAAAGAGCGATACCTCGAACCAGCAATGTCTGTTCTCGCTGCACACATCGAGAATGACGCATTGAACATGGCTAAAGACGTGTCTAACTTCTATGATGGCGTGAGTGCTGCTGATACATTCGGCAACGTTACACAGGCTGGCAAACTCCTTACGGATAGCTTGGCCCCATCTAGCAACAGAAGCATCCTGATACCGACGCAATCAACCGTTGACGTATTGGCAGACACGAAAGGTCTTTTTCAAGAAGCAACCGCAATCGCTAAACAGTACCGTGAAGGTCTGTTAGGTCGAATCGCTGGTTTTGACTTCCACGAAAGCACCTTGACGCCTAGTCATACGACTGGCACAGCTGCTGAAGGCGACACTTCCTACAATGTCAACGGCGTCGGTCAATCCGGCACCAGCGTGACTGTAGACGGTGGCACAACGACCTTCCTTAAGGGTGATATTATCACTTTTGCAGGTTGTAACGCTGTTCATCCTGAGACTAAAGTATCCACGGGCGCGCTCAAGCGTTTCGTAGTTACGGCTGACTCTGGTGCGTCTGCTACCTCGCTTTCTATCTCTCCTGAGTTAGTTGTAAGCGGTGGAGGCCAGAACGTAAGTGCTGCGCCTACCGATGACGGGGCAGTGTCTAAGATTGGTGGCGGCAACGCTGCTACATGGCAGCAAGACCTTGCCTACCATAAGGATGCGTTCGCGTTTGTATCTGCGGATCTCGTCAAGCCTGAAGGTGTAGATTTCTGCGCCCGTGAGGTTATGGACGGCATCTCCATGAGAATCGTTCGTCAGTACGATATAACGAACGACTCTTTCCCTTGTCGTATTGATGTTTTATACGGCTACAAGACCATCCGAGAGTCACAAGCTGCTCGTATTGGTCATAACTCATAAGGAGGCTTAAAAAGTGGCTATTGAAAATCTAAATAGACAGAACACTGAAGGAAGTCGCGCTTATGGACTTCATAGACCTGTAACGGCAAGCTCAAGCGCGTCAGTACAACTGACAGAAGGCGATTCGGGGGGTGTATTCCTCCTTGATCGTGCGACGGTAACATATACGTTACCTGCGACCCCTGTTGTTGGAACGACTTACACGTTTGTAAGTACCATCTCAGGTGACGGGGGCAGTCAGCAAGTGAACGCCTCTGCTACTTCAGGAGCAATCTTCCTGTTAGGTAGCGTCAACTTTGCGGTAGATGCTGCCGCTACAGGTGAAGCTCACCTCGCTAACGGTACTTCGCATGTTGGTATTGACCTTGTCTCCGACGAGACTGGCGCAATAATCGGCGGATCATTCACGGTAACGTGCTTGACCTCAACGATCTGGAATATCACGGGGCTGTTGAATGCCTCTGGTACGATGACCAACCCGTTTACCACGTAAGCAAACCTCGCCCCCCGCAAGGGG